TGGTAGTATTGTGCCAGGTCAGTACGCATCTGGTGCACACGTGGCATCAGGTATTCTGAGTGCTGGATAAAGTACATCTCAGTTTGTGAGTAAGACGCATTCATCGCCTGCTGGACACCGGTAGCGGTTTCCTGGGCGATCACCTGTCCCATACGCTGGGGATTGATACCAATGGATTCAAAAGCCTGGCCCTTGAAATAATTGGACAACTGGATGCGACTCATCAGACGGTTGGTCTGCTCCAGGTTCAGGACCTGGTAATGCTGGAAGTTCAGCGCGTTCTCTGTATTGGTGATAGACGTATCCAAAGGAAGCATCTGGAAGTTCTTCATGGCGACATACGCCTTTCCAAACTGGTCATGTCCCCAGTCCTCACCCATAGAGTGTTTAGGCAGGGCGTTCTGGTCCAGCATGATCACGGTACCCAGCTCATCCACCAGGATGTCTGCGATCTGGTTATTCACCAGGTTGTACCCGATCTGGTAAGGCTTCATCTTGTCTACCAGAGATGAACTCTTGGTGTTACGGTCTGAGAAGACAGATCCTTCTACAGGAAGCTTACACCCATACAGGGTAAAGTCTCCCTTGAACTGGAAGCGTAAGGGCTCTACGTTCAGGTATAGTGGCTGAAATCCGTTGGCGTCTACGTTGCCATAGAAACTTGGGCGGTTAGGTCCGATCTTGATACCACCCCATACCTCGTTGATCCAGATCCAGTCAATGTGCTCTCCTGCGATCAGGGTCTCGCGACACTTCTTCTTCATCACAGAGTTGTCATATAGTGGCTTCTCTGTAATACGGTAGTCTTCATCCACGATCATGTCGATCATGATGCCTTCTGCGTCGATCTTGGACAAGTGTCCTACCATGCGCTGGCTTTTCCAGTAGCAGGTGGTTACACGAAGCAGGTTCATGTTGCTCAAGTCAGAGAGATCTTCACTCTCATTGAGGATGCGGAACAACACGTCATCGCCTGTGCTCACAAAGGTGTCACGGGCGCTCAGGAACTGACGCATGCCCAAAGACGGACCTTGCGTGTTCCACTCATAGGAACGGGTAGCGTCATAGAAGCTACCATCGTTTTGTACACCTGGTAACATGTACCCGGCTGCTTTGGTAGGATAGATCGCTTCCAGGGTAGCCAGTTGCTCACCGGTCATCATCCATCCATACTTGTCTACAATATCTGCCAGGGTCATGAGGTCAAGGCGTCCCACCCAGTTGGACTGGGAAATGTAACGCGCCTCAGGACTCTTGTGGTAAAATGTCAATACAGGATTCCAGACCTCAATATCAAAATCATCCTCGTTCATTTTGAAATGCCAGAACTCACGGTCTGTGATGAGCATGTCGCGAAACGCCATGTTCTCCAGCTCCTTCATAAAGAAGCGCTCATTGTCTACGTTGTGTTGGTGGGTAGCCCACTCTTCTACCAGGGAACGGTAGTCTTTTCTGAAAAACTCCTCGATCTCTGGTAAGCTTTTCAGGTTCTCAGGACTCATCATTTGCTGAGCCTGTTGTGCCTGCTCTTCGTTCTCCATGCTCAGGCCCATTCTCTGAATGGTCTCCTGCATTTTCTTTTCTGCATCAGCCAGTAATGTCTCCTCGATCATCAGGCGTTTGGCCTCCAGCATTTCATTGAACGATGTGTCGTCCACTGCACGGTATGTGATGCGGTCGTTGCGCTTGGCAAACTCACCTACCATCACGTTGATGACGTTGGGAATAATGGGGAAGAACTTCAGTTCAAACGCAGACGCATCTTCTTTGGTCAGTACATCGATCAGGTCAGCCACCTCATTGTCTTCTTCTACGATGTAGTCGGTCTTGTCAATGATACCATTGGCTAACTTATAGTTCTTGAGTAAACGGCGTGCATTGCGGCGGATCTGCTTGAGCCCTTGCATTTCCAACCAGTCCATATTCCAGGCACCCCATGATTCATCTTTTTCTGCGCGCAGCAAAAACTGCACAGGCTGTGTAATGGTACCCATGCGGTGGTAATCCGCTCTGGCTCCATTCTTTAGTTGTAAGGCGTTATAAATCTTAGGCATGGTGTTTTCAATAGGTCAGGATCATCTCAGATTCCTGAATGGATTTCTGGGTTTTTTCATCGTTGAAGAACCGCCACCATGGCTTCCCATGTGACGGAAGGGGCTCTTATATAATGTACTGAATTTGGACGTGTTATCCAAATTGGTTTGTTCACGTTCCACGCGTTTGCTGTAGCCCCTGTTGGACTCCTGTACCTTGGCAAATGCCACGAGTGCGCAGAACGCTACAAGTCTATCGACGTTGAGCCCTTTGCGATAGGCTTGCATTTCTTTGAGCAGCATCGGATCAGGAATGCGTTCTACTCCGTAGGTCACTTTCTTGATGTTTCCCTGCTCATCATTCTCATGGTCCGTCTCCTCTTCCATGAACTGCACGGCATAACTAAGCAGGTTGCCACGGAAGATGTTACCCACGTTGCGCCAGCCATATTCCTGGTACACGTTGGTGTTGCTCATCAGCTCTTTCAGAAACAGGATCTGGTTCTTAGGCACCAGATACTTTTGCTTGCGACGCGATATCATGTACTGGATGAACAAGCTGATGTTATTCTCCACAATGGTCCATGCGTTGTACCACTCAATAATCATCTCCAGGCGTTCATGGGTTTTGTTCAGATCGTCAAAACGACCACACCATGATGCCACGATCTTGTCACGCTCGATCACCTGTTCAATGCTGCCATCTTTTTTGTGGCGGGTGATCTCCTGTGACGCTTTATAGACAAAGATGGAACACAGCGACTCAGAGGTCGTGGTCTTACCTTCTGCCACGGGGTCAATGCTGGCGTAGTACGTTCCAAACTGTGCGTCTTTGATGGGACGCTCATACACGCAGATGACGCCTTCCTTGTTTTGTGTCTTAGGTGTAATGGGAAATTCCAGGATGGGAAGCTTCTTACTTTCCTTGGCCTCAATCTTTCCATGTTCGTCGCGGTTAAGCTCTACGTATTCTGTGAGATAGGTCTTGTCTTCAATGCGACGCAGCTGCTGGGTCACCAGGTGTAATGGGAATACAGAGTCTTCGCGTGACGCAAACGCCTCTGAAATGTACATGGGCTTCTGCGACACCCTCAGCTGGTATTCATCCGGGCGCAGTTGCTTTTTCCACACCTCGCGTTCTGCCAGGATCATGGCCATCGCTTCCTCTACGTTGGAGTTACCCCAATGGTCAATACAGGGGATCATACTCCACTGCTCAGGAATGAACAGGCCACACTCCCCG